ATTCAGGTAGGCTTTGACCATATGGTCTTTGAAAGATTGAGTGACCAAGACGGAGGTGCGTTAACTACAATATGTGTAGGCAAGAGCATCACAAGAGAGATTGAGCCGTATATCGGCTCACCACTCATCTTCTATGTTGCAGGGCAGATACGAGGCACAAGCCCCTACGCTTACATTAAGATGACGGGGAGTCCATTAGAAACAAGCAAGACCGACTTCCACTTGGTGAGTAATGTAAATAGCAATGTAGCGACAAGCGTAACCAAGACCTTAAACTTTGGAACGGAGGTAGATCCTTACCTACTTCAGGCGTTCAGCACAGGGCTTTATAATACTTATTGGAAGGACTATATAGTAGATTTGTATGACGTGAGCAGAAGGATCTTTAGCTATAAGGCACAGCTTCCGCTGGGCATAATGCTTAATTTAAAGATCAACGACAAGCTAACCATATCAGAAAGAAACTACATAATCAATCAGCTAACATTAAACCTCACCACAGGTGAGGCTACATTGGAGTTACTAAACGAAGTGTAAAATATGAGCTACATACGTTACTTAGTGGAGATCCTTCCATACGTTGATCCGGAAACGGAAAACATTAGGATAGCAAAAGGCGAATACCAAGAGCCTAAAAACATTTTAGAACATTTCAAGAAAGAATGGCGCAGACGGAAACATATCAGTTAAACATAAAAACCAACGCATCGGAGGCTCTTGATGAGGTAAACTCAGCAGTTAAGGACTTAAAGAGTGGTGTTGATGACGCAGGTGATGCCGTTTCACAGCTTGGGAAAACATTAGGTGGAGCTGGAAATACTGGCGAGAAAGCTATGGGGGTATTAGACCAAGCCACAGGCGGTCTAGTATCAAGCGTAAAAGGTCTTGTTGGTGGCGTAAAGTCATTTGGGAAAACAGCGATTATTGCTTTTAGGGCTTCGACTGTTGGAGCTAACGGCTTAAAAAAGGCATTAATATCAACAGGTATAGGCGCACTCGTTGTGGCTCTTGGTCTTATTGTAGCCTATTGGGATGACATTGTAGGTGCTATCAGCGGTGTAAGCTCTGACCAAAAGAAGTTATTAGCAGACACACAAGCAGAAGCTGAGGCAAGAAAAGAAGCGTTGAGTGCTACTGAGGCAAGTGAAAACTCTCTAAAGCTCCAAGGGAAATCGGAGCGAGAAATTAGAGATCTGAAGATACAGCAGACTAATGAGATTATTGCTGCTACTGAACAGGTTCTAGAGCAGCAGAAACTCCAAGCGAAAGCGCAGGAGGATGCAATGAAAAGAAACAGGGATATTGCTCAGGCAGTTATTCGTTTCTTGACAATGCCAATTACTTTGCTTTTAGCAACAGTCGATGCTATGACTGCAGCGGTATCAAAGATACCGGGTATAAATATATCTACAAATCTTGAGCAAGGATTTAGTGGTGGACTGGCTAATATGCTATTTGATCCGGAAGAAGTAGCTGAGGAAGGAGCTGCAACAATAGCCGAAACTGAAAAGCAGTTAGCAGCTCTCAAAAACAAGAGAGATGGCTATATCCTACAAAACCAAGATGAGGATGCACGAGCAGCGCAAGATAAACGAGATGCTGAAAAGAAAGCCGCCGAAGAACTTGCGGCACTAAAAAAGGAAATTGCTGAAGCAGAAGTCAATACCAAGGAAGAAATTCGTGCCAAAGAGATATCTGACGAGGAAAAACACTATGACGATCTCATAGCACTAGCCAAAGCCAACGGCTTTGATACAACCGAGCTTGAAATTACCAAAGGACAGGTACTTGCAGAGATTAGAAACAAGCATCGTCAAGAAGATATTGATGCAGAGCAAAGTTATCAGGATGAGCTTGATAAAATCGACCAGCAAAAGGCTGATGATAGGAGAGATAGAAACTCTGCAAGGTTAATGATGGTTGCTGACACCTTTCAAGCTATGTTGGCCCTTTCGGAAGCGTTTGCTGGAGAGGATGAAGAAAAGCAACGCAGAGCGTTTGCGCTTCAAAAGGCATTATCATCGGCAAGTACTATTGTAAGCACTATTGAGGGAGCGCAGAACGCTTTTGCGACGGCACAAAAGTCTCCGTTGACAACCGTATTCCCTGCATACCCTTATGTACAGGCAGGATTGGCTACGGCTTTTGGTATTGCACAGCTCAAGCAAATTCAAAGCCAACAATTTAAAAGCTCAGATACACCAAAGACTTCATCTGCGCCTCGTGGTGGCGCACCAGCAGGAGGCGTTTCTCCGAGGTTTAATCTTGTGGGGGGTAGCGGTGTCAACGCCATAGCACAAAGCCTCGCTAATACGCCTATAAAAGCTTATGTGGTGGGAAGTGAAGTAACATCGCAACAACAATTAGATAGAAACAGAGTAAAAGCAGCAACATTTTGAAAATAGTAGAACTAATACTTGACGAGGATCAGATGTTTAGTGGGGTACAAGCGATTTCAATCGTGGAGTACCCAGCTATCGAGTCTGACTTCGTTGCACTCAAAAAAGAGCAAGAGATTAAACTTGCAGAAGTAAAGGGTGAGAAGCGTGTCCTAATAGGCCCAGCCCTTATTCCTAACAAAACGATCTATCGTAGAAACGGAGAGGAAGAATACTACATCTACTTTTCACGTGATACGGTTCGAAAAGCAAGTGAGCTTTTTCTTTCAGAAGGAAACCAAAACAACAGCACCCTTGAGCATAGCTATGAGCTGAATGGGCTTAGTGTCGTTGAAAGCTGGATCGTAGAAAGCGATCAAGACAAAAGCAGGGCGTATGGCTTTGACGTTCCGGTGGGAACGTGGATGGTGTCAATGAAGGTTTACAACGATGAAGTATGGAGTGAGTTTGTTAAGGAAGGAAAGGTCAAGGGCTTTTCTATCGAGGGCTACTTTGCAGACAAGGTCAATATGGCTACCCAGCAAAAGCAAGAAGCGGAAGCTATGGAGCTTCTTGATTGGCTAATGTCCCAAATGGAAGAATAAAAATGAAACAATAAATTTATATCTAGTTATTTAATTACTTATGGAAGCAAAGAAAACAATTAGCAAAATTGCTGAACTACTTGCAGTAGAGTTAGCAAAGAGAACCAAGAAGGTTGCGTTAGCAACCGCTAAACTTGAGAATGGAACAGTCCTTGAGGCTGAAGTCTTTGAACCGGGTGAAGCTGTATTCATCGCAACAGCGGATGAAAATGTACCGCTACCGGTAGGAGAGTACGAGATGGAAGATTCTAAGATTTTGGTTGTAACCGAAGAAGGTGTTATCAGCGAAATCAAAGAAGTATCTGCCGAAGAAGAAACTAAAGAAGAAGAAGTTGAAATGGCTGACGAAGAAGTAGTAGTAGAAGCTCCAGAAGAAGTTGCTCCTGAAATACAGCAAATTGTTGAAGCTGTTGTCGAGGTAATCGCTCCAGTGATTGAGGAAGTAAAAGAGCAAGTAGAAGAAATGCGTCGTAAGCTTGAACAAAGCGAAAAGAAAGACGAAGAAAAAGTTGAGATGAGCCGTAAACCAGCTCGTAAGCCAATCAAGGCTAACCCTGAAGCAAAGACTGCTCAGAAGCCGGTAATGAAGTTTGGTTCGAATGGCCGTCAGTCAACATTAGATCGTGTACTTGGTAAAATCGCACAACGATGAAAAAAGTAGAAAGTGTATGGGCTGAACTATCAGCAAAGAAAAAAGCATTTTCGAGCGGAAAGCTTAAGTTAAGTGCTTTGGACGATATTAAAAGCTCTCAAGATCTTCTCGAGCAAGGGGTTGGAGAAGCAGATGACATCATTAACAGAATGAAAGAGGTCGGTTCTGCTTTGAATACTGCTTTAGACTTAATAGCAGAAGTGCAAAGCGATATTGAAAAGCTAGGAAACGCTTTGTCTGACGACTTTAATACTGCTGAGGCGGCATTGGACGAGTTTCAAACATTAGCTAATGAGCTTGGTATAAATGCAGATGATAACGCGGATTGGAAGAATTTAGATATTTTTTTAAGAAACGACTTTTCTGATATACAGATGACTTTAGAGACTTACTTTGACGATTTACAGCAAGTAAGAGGAAGTATCAATTTTAAGTACTAAAACAAGAATTTAATCAAATAAAAAGATGGCTACAACTACATCAATTACAACCACCTATGCTGGTGAATTTGCAGGGAAGTATATCTCTGCTGCATTGTTGAGCGCAGATACTATCGAAGGTGGTGGTATCACCGTAAAACCTAACGTGAAGTACAAAGAAGTAATGAAGAAGTTAGCGACTGACGCAATCGTCAAAGACGCTACTTGTGATTTTGCTGATACCTCTACGGTAACTTTGACTGAGCGTATTCTACAACCTGAGGAGTTCCAAGTAAACTTGGAATTGTGTAAGAAAGACTTCCGTTCTGACTGGGAAGCTGTTCAAATGGGCTACTCTGCTTACGATCAGTTGCCTCCTGCTTTTGCTGACTTTATGATCGGCCACGTTGCTGCTAAAGTTGCTGAGAAAATGGAAACAAACATCTGGCAGGGTGTTAACGCTACTGCTGGTGAGTTTGATGGCTTCGAAGTATTATGGGAAGCTGATGCTGACGTTATTGACGTAACCGGTACAACCGTTACTGCTGCTAATGTAATTGAAGAGTTAGGTAAGGTAGTAGATGCTATTCCTTCTACTTTGTACGGCAAAGAAGATATGTACATCTACGTTTCTCAAAACGTAGCTCGTGCTTACGTTCGTGCATTAGGTGGATTTGCTGCTAACGGATTAGGTGCTTCGGGTATCAACAACCAAGGTACTACTTGGTTCAACGGAGGAGACTTAGCTTTTGATGGTGTTAAATTGTTTGTTGCTTCAGGTTTGTCTGCCAACACAATGGCTGCTGCTCAGAAGTCTAACTTGTTCTTCGGTACAGGTTTGTTGAGTGACGCTCAAGAAGTAAAGTTGCTCGATATGCAAGATTTGGACGGATCACAAAATGTTCGTGTGATTATGCGCTTCACTGCTGGTATTCAGTACGGAATTGGTTCTGAGATTGTACTTTACAACTAAGAGTAAAGGAAATTAGTAATAACGAAGGGTAGGTGGGGTAATCTGCCTACCCTTTTTTAATAAAACATAATATGGCTTGTGATTTAACAAAAGGACGCATTCTTCCTTGTCGTGAGGCAGTTGGTGGTATCAAAGAGGTTTACTTCGTAGATTACGGAGACTTGGGTACGATTACGCTGACGGCAGACGAGGTAACGGATATGTCAGGTACGTTCAATGCGTACCAATACAAACTCAAGGGCAACAGCTCTATGACACAAAACGTAACTGCTTCTCGTGATAACGGAACGGTATTCTACGAGCAAACGCTTGAGCTTACCTTGCCTCGCTTGAGCAAGGAGGACAATAAAGAATTGAAGTTGTTGGCTTATGGCCGTCCACATATTGTGGTGGTAGACTACAACGGCAACGCTTTCTTGATGGGTCGTGAACACGGAGCAGACGTTACCGGAGGTACAGTAGTTTCAGGCGCAGCTATGGGTGATATGAGTGGTTACACTCTAAGCTTTACTGCTAATGAGCTACAACCGGCAAACTTTATTGATACGCCTGTTGACGGAGATCCATTCGACGGAATGGCCGGTGCAACTGCGACTATCGTTGCTGGTACAGATAGCTGGGCCTAACTTGTCTAGCGTGTTAAGTAAGGGGGAGCTTTTTGCTCCCCTTTTTTTTGCACAAAACTTTAGCAACACGTTACTTAGGTATGCACATAGTAAGTACTACAAACAAGCTGATTAAATTTGTACCGAGGATAGTGGAAACAGGATCGTTATCGTTGAATATAACGGACGAGTCTACAAACACTTCAGCAACCTCAACCGTTACCGCTACAAATAGCGGAAACTTTGTTAGCATCACACCAACATATACTTTTAAAGAGGGCAGATTTTACTATATTGTGGTGAGCGGAACGGCAGAGCTATATCGTGGAAAGGTGTTTTGCACCAATCAAACGGACTTTGACAAGTACACTACGAATCAAAACGTATATACTGAACACGAAAAGGCTAACGCCAACGAATACATTGTAATATGAAAATACACGCATTGAATCTTGCTAGTTATACTCGTCCTGAGGTAACGGAAGTAAATAACCGTGATTGGGTTGGCTATGGTGAAGATAATAACTACTATCAGTATTTGATAGATCGTTTCATTGGTAGCCCTACCAACAACGCTATTATAAACGCTGTGAGCGACCTTATCTACGGCAAGGGGATAGATGCTACAGATAGCAGTAAAAAACCTGATGAGTACGCTGCTATGCGTTCTTTGATTCACGAGGACTGCTTGAGAAAGGTAACAAGTGATCTCAAGCTGATGGGCCAAGCAGCATTCCAAGTAATTTATTCTGAGGGAGGGGATCAGGTTGCACAGGTTGAGCATATGCCTATTCAGACACTTCGTGCTGAAAAGTGCAACGAAGAAGGAGATATTGAAGGATATTACTACTGCGCTGATTGGGAGAACCTTGGGCCTAACGAAAATCCGGAACGCTTTGCAGCTTTCGGAACGAGCAACGAGTCTATTGAAATCTTGGTTATTAGACCATATCGTGCAGGATACTACTACTACTCACCAGTAGACTATCAAGGTGGGATTCCCTATGCAGAGCTTGAGGAAGAAGTAGCCAACTACCATATCAATAATATCAAGAACGGCCTTGCGCCTTCGATGATGATTAACTTTAATAACGGAGTTCCGGATGAGGAAGAACGTATGGAGATTGAGCGCAAGATCCGTGAGAAGTTTAGTGGTAGTTCGAATGCTGGAAACTTTATTCTTGCTTTTAACGAGAGCAAGGAGTTAGCTGCAACGATTGATGCTGTGCCTCTTTCAGATGCACTAGCGCAGTACGAGTTTTTATCGGCTGAGGCTATGCAGAAGCTTATGGTTGCTCACCGAGTTACCTCGCCTATGCTTTTAGGTATTAAGGATGATACAGGGTTGGGTAACAATGCACAAGAAATTGAG